ACAGCTACAATTAGAGTTGCAATAGTAAGTAATCCGAGTGGAACAGCAACTGTTTCAGTTGGAAAAACAGGATCTGCAGCATTTTTTATAGCTAACACTGATGTTAAAACTTTAGGAGAAACTTCTTCTATAGCTAACGGTGCTTTAGATGAAGCTGATAGATTTGGTTCTGATACACAAATTACAGCGACTCTTATAGCTGCAGGAACTACTGCAACTGTAGGTCAAGTAAGTGTTACTTTTACATATGTTCAAGCTAACAACCTACAAGACGCAACAGCGAACTAGTAATAATTAATTAAGTGTGGGCTTCGGCCCACACACAATTTAAGGAGAAAATATGTCAGGATATACAAGTGACCAACTCGTAGCCCACGCTACAGCAGATGCACAAATGGTACCTACAGGACAAAGAGCTAGAATAACAGGTATTCAAGCTGAAGGTGCTGCAAGTTCTAGTATTGTTTTTAAATCTGGTGGAGCAGCAGGAACTGTAATAGCTACATTTAAATTTGGAGACGAGGGAATAGATTTTTATGTTCCTGGTTCTGGAATTCTATTTGATGATGGAGTTTATTTAGATTTAACTGCAACACCTGGTGTTACTATAACATTTACGTAGGAGTAAATTGTGGCTACAATAACTTACACAGTAACCGTAGCAACGGGGACTACTCAATATGGTACCGGTGATAGATATTACATTAACGGAGAGTTAGCGCCTGTCTTATATTTACAAGAAGGTAATACTTATATCTTTGATCAAGCAGATACTTCTAATAATACTCACCAAATAGCATTTTCTACAAATCCAAATAATTCACCTGTAGCAAGTTATACTACAGGAGTAACTACAGTAGGAACTCCAGGAAATGCAGGAGCTTCTACAACTATTAATGTTGCACCTGTTAGAACTACTGGCGCTCCATTATTATTTTATTACTGTACAGTTCATAGTGGTATGGGTAATACTGCTCAAACTATTTCACCCACTTCAGAAACTACAGAATTTAATCCTCAAATAGATGATGTAATTGAAGAAGCATTTGAGCGAACTGGAGTTAGAGGAACTAGAACAGGTTATCAATTAAGATCTGCAAGACGTTCTTTAAATATTATGTTTCAAGAATGGGGTAATAGAGGTGTTCATTTATGGAAAGTAAAATTAGCTAAAGTTCCACTAGTCGAAGGACAAGCAGAATATAATTTTGCAGCGGATTCAGTAAATTTTCCAGAAGATATAAGTACTGTACTAGAAGCTTATTATAGAAATAATTCTACTACAACTGACCCACAAGATGTAGCTATAACTCAAATTAGTAGATCACAATATTCACAAACACCAAATAAATTAACTAAAGGTACACCTTCGCAATATTATGTAGCAAGAAGATTAAATCCTAGTATTTTTTTATATGCTACACCAAGTTCAAGTGTATCAAGTACAACTACACCAACTAATTTTCAACTTTGTTTTTATTACTTATCTAAAATTCAAGATGTCGGAGCTTATAATAATACATCTGATGTCGTAAATAGATTCTATCCTTGTATGATGTCAGGACTAGCTTATTATTTAAGTTTAAAATATTCACCTGATAGAAGTCAAGAATTAGAAAGAAGATATGAAAGTGAATTATTAAGAGCACTTGATGCAGACAATCAAGGTACTTCTACTTTTATTTCACCACAAACTTTTTATGGAGCTGGAGAATAATGGCTGGATATGCTTCAGGTAAAAATGCTTTAGCAATTTCTGATAGATCAGGAATGCAATTTCCTTATTCTGAAATGGTTAGAGAATGGAATGGTTCTTTAGTTCACATTTCAGAGTTTGAATCTAAGCAACCACAAATTAGTCCAAAACCTGTTGGTTCAGATCCAATAGCTTTGTATAATCCAAGACCACAAGCACCTTCAGTTGCAAGTTTAATTTTATTAAATCCAAATCCTTTCACAAGTATTATTTATAGTGGAACAACTTATGTAAATATTTACTCAGAAAATCATCAAAGAAAAGCTGGAGATGTTGTAAGATTAAGAGGAGCACCACAAGTAACTTCTGCAGGAACAGGTGGGTCCGATGCAAGAAATTTACAAGCTTACGCAGCTATTCCAACATTTGATAATGTAAGTGATATCGATTCTGTAAATGGTTTTACAATTGCTTTAGGTCAAATAGATTCAGCAGGAAATGTTACAGGAGCAACAACATCTGATCCTTTAACAAATCCTATAAATTATTTTTATATAACAAGCACTAGTAATGCAACTACAGGTAATGTAAAAGGTGGTTTTAATAACTGTTCAGCAGGACCAGTAACACTTGAGGTAGTAAACGGATAATGGCATACACTTTAACAAATTTACAAGATGATATTAGAAATTTCACAGAGGTGAGCTCTAGTGTTTTAAGTAGTTCTGTTCTTAATACTTTAATTAAAAATGCTGAAAATAAAATTTATAGAGCTATTGATACAGATCAAAATGTATTTTATGCAACATCAAACGCGATTGTTGGAAACAGATATGTAACTATTCCATCTGATTTAAGAGCAATTAGATATGTACAGTTTAAAGACTCTGCTGGAAATCAATTTTATTTAGAACAAAGAGATACTAGTTTTATGGCAGAATATTATTCTACACCGGATACCCAAGCCGTAGATATACCTAAATATTATGCTAATTGGGATGAAGAATTTTGGGTAGTGGCCCCAACGCCTGATAAAACTTACGAAATTACACTAGCTTATGATAAAGAGCCAGAGACTATAACAGATACTACATCTACTCCACCTCCGGCTACAAACGGAACTTATTTATCAAATAAATATCAGGATTTACTTTTGTACGCTTGTCTGGTAAATGCATATGGATACTTGAAAGGTCCGCAGGATATGTTACAATACTATCAAGCGCAATATAATGAAGCTTTAGAATCGTACGCTATCGAGCAAATCGGTATCAGACGCAGAGACGAATATCAAGATGGTGAAGTTCGCGCTCAACTGAATGTTAAACCACCATCAAGTAATTAAGGAGATAAAAAAATATGGCAAATATAATACCGTTTAGTTTCAGAGGTGCATTGTTTTCGGGACAACACGATTTTCAAGCATCTGGAGGAAACGCTTTTAGTCTATCTCTGTATGTTGGAAGTGGAACTTTTCCATACACAACAGCAAGTACTGTATATTCAGCTACTGATGAAGTAAGTTCTGGTGGAGGCTCTAACTACGCAGTTAAAGTTTTAACTAGAAATGGAGTTGCTTCAGGTACGGCGGTTGCTTCAGTTGACTTTGCAAACGTAACTTGGTCAAGTGCAACTTTTACTGCAGCTTATGCAGCAATTTACAATACAGATACAGTTGATGGAACAGCAAACAGACTAGTAGTGGTTTTAGATTTTGGTGGAGCAAAGACAGCAACGAATGGTGATTTCACTATTACGTTCCCTGATCCAACTACACCTGCTAATGCAATTATTAGTATGAGTTAAGGAAAAATTTATGGCTTTGGCAATAAACGATAGAGTAAAAGAAACTAGCACAACACAAGGTACAGGTGATATTACACTTGCCGGTGCTGTAACTGGTTTTATAACATTTAATAGTGGTATTGGTTCTTCTAATACAACTTATTATACTATCTTTGAGCAAGGCACTAACAATTTTGAAGTAGGTTTAGGAACTTTATCAGCTTCTACAACTTTACAAAGAGATACTGTTTTAAGTAACTCTGCAGGTAATACTTCAAAGATAAATTTTAATTCAGGTGGTACAAGTACATTAGATGTATTCTGTACAATGCCTGCAAGTAAATCGGTTTATCTGGATTCAGCAGGTGACCCAGTAGGAGCAGCATCAGCTGGCTTTGCATTAGCAATGGCGGTTGCATTATAAATAGGAAAAAAATATGGCACAAAATTTTAGAAACGATTTAGAACGAAATGTAGGAACTTCTGGAAGTCCTGCAACTCTTGTTACTGGCGGCAATTATGATGCTGTTATAGGAATTAGATGTTGTAATACTTCTGCTGCAACTATCTCGGCTAGTGTTTATATTGTAAATGGAGGAAACAATTTCTTTCTTGCGAAAGATGTAAGTATTCCACCAAATTCTGCAATTGAACTTATCCAAGGTGGGGCAAAGATTGTTTTAAAATCTGGTGATGTTTTAACTGCTTACGCAAGTGCAGGTACATCATTAGATATTATTACTTCTTACATTGACGAAATCAGTACTTAGGAGGAATTATGACAGCAGTAGTAAATGGAGTCCAATACATCGGAGGGCAAACAGCTCCCAACGAATTTATACCTAATCAAGCGGCCACGATTGATGGTACGCAAACAATTGAAAGTGCAGTTTTAGCTGGACCTATCAC